TAGTATCAAAAGAAAATGAAGCAGAATTTGAAACATTAGATTTAGCAATGGCACATGCCAAGACATTGGCAGTGTTCGTTACTATTAAAGGTAGTGAATTTGAAATTGTAGGTATGTTCGGAGTCGACAGCATTAAAGACGGACTATGTCCAGATGGCGTTGCTTACGATTGGAACAAGGCAAGCCGAATAGGCCGAGTTAAAAAGGAAAGAGTATGAAACGAGTAATCGAAATCCGTGCCGCAGAAGGCGGCGAAGATAGCAAACTGTTTGTTAAAGACCTAGCCCAAGCATACATTCGCTTGGCTTCTCGCCACGGCTGAACTAGCCGCCTTATAAATGAGTACCTTGGCGAGATACATTTAGAGCTAGAGGGTACTGATTTATCAGGCTTAGAAAACGAGTGTGGGGGCCACAGGATCCAACGAGTCCCTCCTACGGAGCGTAAGGGTCGTGTCCACACCAGCACTGTGACCGTAGCTGTCATAGACGCTAACGAGAGCCAGAGAGCCGTGGCTATACCTAGTATCGATTTAAAAGTCGAATGGTATAGCGGTACCGGTGCTGGAGGCCAACACCGCAACAAACATCAGAACTCCTGCAGGATTACCCACATCCCAACAGGAATTGTAGCTACGGCGCAATGTCGTAGTCGGCAAAATAGTCTTGCCGAAGCCCTACAAACAATACAAACACAAGTTGACAATATAACACAGACAGCATATAATAAAACAGTAGCCGCTGATCGCAAACAGCAAGTGGGATCTGGTATGCGGGGCGACAAGATACGCACCTATCGTTTCCAGGACGATCGTGTGCAAGATCACATAACAGGCCGGAGTGCCAAGTGCTCGGCTGTTTTAAAAGGAAATTTTGATTTATTATGGCAACAGTAAAAACACCCAAGGACCCTATTGAGCATCGAGATAAACTAGGACGATTGTTAGAAGTCGGAGACGCTGTCTGCTACCCTAGTCATAATAGTCTAGAACTCGGCACAGTAAAGAAACTTAATCCCAAGATGGTCAAAGTTTGGGAAGCAGGGAGACACAGTAAATGGTACAGCGGAAACAACAAATATCCTAATGATCTTGTTAAAGTTGACGGGTCTGAAGTGACTATGTACCTTTTGAAGATGAATTCTTCTGCTTAGCCAAATGCAAACGAGCCTCAAGTTCTTGAGCAACAATATAATCAGTTGAAGCTAATCTAGCTAACCAGCCCAACATCAGACCTTTTTGTGCTGCCAATGTTTCTCCTTTTGTAGGGTACGCATAGCAATCCAAAAGTTCGTTTAAATCGTCTATCTTTTCTTGAAGTCGAGTTCTTGGGTTGATCATACTATTATTTACTGGCTTGACTGAATGGTAAAAGTATGCTATAATTAATCGTTGTAATTAGAAAGAGTTTAATATGGTCACAGGAATTCTTTGGTTTACCAGCCAAACTTGCATTGGTATTGTTCAAATTGTGCAAGAGCACCAAAAAGAAGAATATCGTCAAACTGGTGTGGCAGATTTCAAATACTACATTGGTACAGGTTGGGGTGAGGACGAAAAGACTGATACCAGCTATATTGCAGAGCACGGTGCACCTTTTCCAAAAGATGCAGGTGATACACTATTTGGAGTCTAAATGATCAAAGACATGATCGGCCGTGAGATAAAGGTAGATGACTTTGTCGTATTCTACAGCAACATCTACCGTGTTAAGAGCTTCGGTAAAGCAAATAGTGACGGCCACGGGCAGGTGAGATTGCTGATTTGGGATGGTGGGAAAACAGCTAGGCCTGTGACTAAATGGTCAAGAGATATTGCACTACTGCCCATGGGCGATGTACTCAATTGGATGCTGACACAAAAGTAGTACTTGACAGCATGGTAAAACCATGCTATAATATAAGTATAGCAAAGGTTAAAGAATGAATAAACTGTTAGACGAACTGAGCCAAAAAGATGAGGATTATGCTGATGATACAGACCTTCCATGGTTGGCTACATATACTGAAAAACTTACCGAGTTGATCGTCAAGGAATGCACGGAGCAGGTTTGGCATACTCGCGAGGATAGTATTAATGGCAATGTTTCTGAAGTTATCAAAGACAGGATTAAACAACGTTTTGGAGTTAGGTGATGAAGCAAGTTGTATATCGTGGATCAGTGTTGAGTAAAGGCAGTACTGCCCTTGAACTGTGGGAAGCGTGGCAACGAGAAAAGAGTGATCGTAATGCCGCACAGAAGAAACTAGATGTTCATATGAAAGACGTTGAACAGCGTCATAAAGATCTGTTGGAGCGATACAAATGACTTACATTCTAATGGTTTGGACAGTTATTGCTATGGCCGGGGATCGTCACGGAGTCAGCGCCAGAGCATACGATTGGCGTCCTCTCGGTGAGTTTCAAAGCACTAGTCATACATCTAAAGCACTGTGTGAAGATGCTGCTCGCCAACTTGGCTTGAAAACAGACGCATATCGCTGTGTGAGGTCTAAATGACTGTATATGCAGACGGAGTAAAGTATCAAACAATGTATCTGCCCTGTGGCGGAGTTGCAGAGTTCGATGAGTCAAGCGGTATTAGTTATCGCTGTCTAGATTGTATGGCAGTAGTTAGTAGTGTAGGTCAGCCTCAGAGCTGTAAAGAAGAAGCAAAGAAATGGGACGCTTGGAAAGAACTGGGCGGACAAGGTTGGGATTATAATAAAGGAGAACCCTATGCCGTGGATTCAAAACGTAAGTCTCGGTGACATTCCTAAAAAGCATCATGTGGCAGTAGGTGAAAATAGTATGCTGATTCAGATTGTGGATCCGGCAATGACTTTCCCTACACCCGCACACAAGTTCAAGGAAGTTCATCAATTTGAATTTCTAGATCTCGAGCGTGATGACAAATGGGGAGAAGAGTTCAAAGTCACTGATGAGCAGGCCGCAGAGTTGGTACGTTTGCTACAACATGCTCTTGCCAACAGAATGGATGTTATTGTTCATTGCGTAGCAGGTGTATGCCGTAGTGGTGCAGTCTGTGAAGTTGGTGTTATGATGGGCTTCCAAGATACAGAGGTGTTCCGTAGCCCTAACCTAATGGTCAAACACAAGATGATGAAAGTCTTAGGTTGGACCTACGATGAGCAAGAGCCGCACACTATTAACGGTGTGCCGTTTGAATATGATGAACTAGGCAACAAAAAGATTTGGGTGCCGCCACAACGTGAAGAGGATTGGGATTAAAATGCCAAAATGTTATCAATTGGTCGGAGTACCTGGTTCGGGTAAAAGTACCTGGGCAGAATTTCAAGACTGGGCAAAGACCTGTGCTCGAGTTAGTACGGACAAGTGGGTTGAAATCTACGCAAAAGAAGTAGGTAAAACTTATTCAGAAGTGTTTACAGATTTCATGCCCACTGCTGTAGAACTTATGGCTAAGGAAGTTGTTGCGGCTCGCGACGCAGGTCGTGATATTATCTGGGATCAGACTAGTACCACTGTGAAAAGTCGTGCTCGTAAGTTTAACATGTTACCAGACTATTACCATATTGCTGTAGTGTTTAAGACTCCCGAGCATACAGAACTTATGCGTCGATTGATGAGCCGGCCTGGCAAAGAGATTCCAGATCATGTCATTGCCAGTATGATTGCCAGTTGGGACGAACCAACTGAAGATGAAGGATTTAAGGAAATTTGGTATGTTAGTTGACTAATGCAAGTCACTGGCTGTATAATAAGGATTAATATGAAAACATGGATAACCAGTGACTTACATTTTGGTCACAAGAACATAATGAAGTTCTGTCCACAAACACGAGCACGGTTTAATGACGACGTCTCCTACATGAACAATGCTATGGTGGAAGAATGGAATGCCCGAGTAGATCCAACAGACTTAGTCTATATTCTGGGCGATGTAGCGTTTATGAGTGGCAGTGATGCTGGGCGTATGATTAATCGATTGTACGGCACAAAGATTTTAGTCGAAGGCAATCACGACCGTAAGACATTAATGGACGCAACATTCCGTGGTGCT